CCGCTACGACCTCTGGCGCGTCTGGTCCGACGGCCCAAGCGTGGCGTTCATCGGCCTGAACCCGTCCACGGCCGACGAGACGCAGGACGACCCGACCATTCGGCGGTGCATCGGGTTCGCGAAGTCCTGGGGTTTCGGGCGGATGCACATGTTGAACCTGTACGCGTACCGGTCGACCGATCCGATCAGGCTGCTGCCCGAACTGGAGGGCAAGATCGGGCCGGCGAACGACGAGACGATCTTTAACGTGGCCAACGGGTGCAGGTTCGTGGTCCCGGCCTGGGGCGCGTTTCCGTTCGCGCGCGCTCGTGGTGAGCAGGTCGTGCGGCGCCTGATTGCACACGGCGCCCAAGTGCGGGTCTTGGGCCGGAACAAGGACGGCAGCCCGAAACACCCGCTCTACATCCGCGCCGACACGCAGCCGCAACCGTGGGGTGCGCTGTGAGCGCCACGGTGGCGGCGGCGCTGGCGTTTGAGCGGTGCGCAAACGAGGTGACCCGTGGCTGACCACATCCACCTGCCAGACGGATCCAACTGGCCGCCGCCGCTCGACCAAGAGACGGCGGAAAAACTGAACTGCTACGAATCCGAGACGGTCACGCTGACGCGTCACGAGGCGTGGCGCCTGCGGTCGATCGTGGGCGCGTATGACCACCTCGTCGACCACCCCGCCGGGACGGAGGCCGCGATCCGCAAGCTTCGGTTGCTGCGCCGCGCTTTGGGGCGCCACCGTGCGCCGTAGCGTCTGGTCGGAGCTTGGGGAGCGTCAGGTGGCCGAGCTCGCCGCACACCTCGGGCTCGAGCCCGGCCGCCGCGGCACGTGGGCGTGCCCCTCGTGCCGCGCCACTACGCGGGCCACCGGCGACCGCCGCGGGCCTGTGGGCGTGACGGGCTCCGGAGGCGGCTGGCGCTGCCACCGCTGCCAGGCCGGGGGCGACGGCGCGGACCTCGTGGCGTGGGCGCTCGCCGGGTGCCGCAGCCGCGAGGCCACCGCCGAGCAGGCCGACGAGGCGCGGGCGTGGGCCGCCGAGCGGGGGCTGGTCGCGCCCGACCCGACCTCACCGGCGACGGCCCGCAGCGTCGCGTACGCCCCGCCGGCCCCGCGCGTCGAGGCGCCACCCCGCTACCCGAGCACGGAGCTGGTGACCCAGGCGCGCGCCTGCCTCGGTCACCTGCCGGCGCGCTGGCCCTGGTGGGCAGACCGAGAGTACGGGTCGCCGCGTGACGCCCGCATAGCCCTTCGGGGCGCCCGCGCCGGGGAGCTTTTCGCCGGGATTCCCGCCGCCTATCAGCTCGTGCTTCCGCTCTGCGACCACACGGGCACGACCCGGAGCTACCACCTTCGGCGCACGGACGGCGGAACGCCCAAAACACGCAACCCAACGGGCTATTCAGTCGCCGGGCTCGCGTTCCTATCGCGCACGGCCTACCTTGCGACGGTCGGCGAGATGCCGGACGCGATCATCGTCGAGGGCGTCACTGACTACTTGTACGCCTGCTCGATCGTGCCCGACGACGTCGCCGTAATCGGCGGGATCTCCGGGTCGTGGCCGATCCTGTCGCGCCTCCGCTGGCGCCCTGACGCCCGCGTGATCGTGGCGACGGACGCTGACCCGCCGTACCACGCGATCAAGGGCGACCCGACCAGCCCGCTGCTGACCGGAGCCGGTGACCTGTACGCGCAGGCCATCGCCGGAGAGCTGGCGCGCTCACCCTCGCCACCGGCGGCGGTCGTGCGGGTGCGGCCTCCGGAGGGGAGCGACCTGGACGCGTGGCGCCCTTCGTGGTCGTCTCTGGCCCGTGACATCTCGTGACACAGTGAGCCGTGGACGGCGCGCCATCGGCGGATAGTAGGTGGGTGTGCGGCGGCGATGACCGGCCGCCGAAGGAGATACACATGGCATACCAAGCACGCATCGCGAAGATCCTCGACGCCAGCGGGTTCGCCCTCGCGGGCGTGACGGCTCGGCAAGCGGAGGCGTGGATGCGCCTCGAACACGGCACCCTCGACGCGCTGTCGAGCACCGCGTTCGTCGGCGAGGTCATCATGGCCGCGCGCTGCACGGTCCAGGCCGGCGCCGAGCACAGCGACGCGCTCGCGTCATCCTTCGGGCTCTGACGCCGGGCACGCCCTCGTCCCGCTCGGGTCAACGCCGGCGGGGCTCACCCACACTGGCGCCCACGGCGCCAAGGAGCACACTGTGCAGATCGACATCAACAGGAGCGCAGCGACCATCCAGGTCACCCGCGGCGATACGCTGGTCACCGCCTGCTACATCGGGCGGTCGACTCAGTACCCGCCCGACGACACCGCCGACGACTGGTGGTCCGTGACGGCGGCGATCTGGCACCGCGAGTGCCGCGCCCGCGCCGTCCCCGAGGCGTGCGGGGCCGTCGAGCACCTCGAGCGCCTGCAGGTCCGCCACTGCATGCGGCTGGCCGTCGCCGAGACGGACGACCCGGCCGCGGCGATGGGTGAGGCCGGGCCGGCGTGACCTGGCCCGCCAGCGACTACCTCCGCGCCCGCGCCTTCGTCACCCGGCGGTGGCCCGAGATCGCCGACGACATCGACGTGTGCGCGGTGCTCGATGCCGCGCGGGCGTCGTGGTACCCCGACCTGGGGTGCAAGTGGCCGAGCTGGTGGCGCTGGTGGCTGCACAGCACGGCGACCCGACACCTCGCACGCGAGCAGACCCGCCTGCGCGCCCTCGACCGGATGGCGCTCCAGCCGGGCCCGGAGCACGGGCCGTCGCCGGACGAGCAGGTGGACGCGGCCCGGCTCTGGCGCCTCGTGCCGCAGCTCGACCCGCAACCGGCGGCCGTCGTGTGGCACCGGGCGCACGGCGCGACGCTGGGCGAGGTCGGCCGCGAGATCGGCCGCACGCGTGAGCGTGCGCGCCAGATCTGGCTGACCGCGCTCCGAAAGCTGCGCAAGACCGCCAAGATCGACGAGGACCTCACCCCGGCACGATGACCCCGGCGACGGCCTGGAGGTACGCCGCGTCAAGGCCGAGCGCCCGCGCCAGCCCGGCCGCGAGCACGATCCCCAGCAGCGTCATCAGCGCGCGACCGGGGATGGACGCCGCGAATCCGGCCACCGCCGCCCACGCAAGGGCGCGGGCGTCGACGGCGCGTCGGTCGGCCTCAAGGTGGGCAGAGAGCAGCGCACGCGTGGTGCGCGCCTCCTCTGCGAGCTGGCGCAGGGCCGCCACGAGGTGGCCGGTCTGCCCCGCGGTCAGGGCGTCGGCGGCTGCATCGGCGGCGTCAGTCGGCTCGTCATGCACGGTCAGCCCCCCAGCGCGCGGAGGGCGTCGCGCACGACCGCCGCCGGCTCGTGTGCCTCGTCGGCGGCGGCCGGACCGGTGACCGGCTGTCGAGCCCGCAGCGCCCAGGCGGCCGTCAGGAGCAGCGCCACGGCGGCGCCGAGGATCAGCCCGACGCCCACCCAGCCCGGCCACGCGGCGGCCACGAGCGCGGACGCGAGCGCCGACAGGCCGGCGCCGAGGGTCAGGCGGGGGTCGGCGCAGGGTTCAGGGGTCATCGCTGCCTCCAAGATCCAGCCGCCAACGCCGCTTGGAGGTGGCGCCGACGTCGGCGCTGGCGGGGCGTTTTCGCGACGCCCACCCCTTGCCGCGCGGTCGCGTCACGCCGTCTCGGCGAAACCCGGCCTTGCGGTAAATGCAGCCGGTATGCCGCGTTCGGTCGTGGTAACTGATCAGCGCGACCATGCCGGCGCGGCGGGCCACGTCGGCGGCGTGGCGCAGCACGGCGGAGGCGGTGCCGTGAGGCAGGCCGGGCGCGAGCCAGAGCCGCGTCACTTCGCCCACCGTACCGTCTTGCGCGAGGCGCCGTGCGACGGGGCGGCCGACGAGGCACACGCCGACCAGCGCGCCAGGCGCCGCGCCGAACAGGCCCGGCTCTGGAGCGCGCACGCCGACGCAAAACAGGCATCCGGGCGGCGGGTTGCCGAGGTAGTGTCCCTCCAACAGTCGGCGGGCGGCCGGGCCGTAAGGCTCGACCGCCACGAACAGGTCCGGCGTGGCGCTCGGGACGATCACGCCGCGTCCACCGCTGCGGCCCGGATAGCCGCGATCGTGGCCCGCAGCTCGCTCGCGTCGACCACGCTGTCACTGCACGCGCTGGCGAGCGACCGGAGCGCCGCGGCGATGACGTCGAGCAGGCCGTCGCCGGTGGACAGGAGCAGGGCGAGCGAGCCGAGCACGGGGGCGGCCCACGCCGGGACGGGCACCGAGACGGCGTCGTCGGGGATCCATGCGGCGGTGTAATCGAGGTCGGTCGCCAGCGATCGCAGGATCTTGGCGGCTTCTTTGTCGCTGACGAAGCGGCCGTCTGGGGAGTCGGTGGCGCCCGCGGCGGCAAGCGACTGCGCCGCAGAGCTCACCGCGCCGAGCAGCGAGTCGAACATGGTCGCGCCGATCCCGTCGCTGTAGGTCGGCATGCCGCCGATCAGGCCGGCTGCGCCGGACAGGAGGTAGGCGGACGTCGCGGAGATCTTCAGTTTCTTGGCCATGTTTGGCCTCCTTACGGCTGGGGGTATGGGACGGATCCGGCGGCGCGCAGGTGCACCGCCTCCGCCAGCAGGTCGGCAACGGCGCCATCGAGCACGGTCCACGCGCCGCCCCACAGCGACGCGCACGCGGCCTCCGCGGCCGTGACAGACGCGGCCGCCGCCGAGAGGCAGGCGACGTAGGCCGACACGGTGCGCTCGGGCATGGTGAGCGCGATCGCCATATCGCCGCGGTGAAAGCGGACAATCATCCCGAAGCCGACGCCGCCGGAGACGTGGCGCGCTTCCTCCAGATTGACCAGGACTACGCCCACGGATCCACCTCCCCGCGGAGCAGTGACCGGATGTCGCCCATCCTACGCCGCGCGCCGTTGATGGCGTCCATGTAGCCGCACCCGCACTTCGGCGCCAGATCCCGCGCAAGGCTGGCCAGGGTGGCGTCGATGCTGGCGAGCTCCCGACGGGCCTGGGACACGCGCCGCTCTTCGAGGTCGGCGGCCGCCTCCGCGGCGATCATTCGGGCGAGCACGACGGCGACCACCCACGCGCACGCGAGCGCCGCGACGAGCACGAGCACGATCGCCCACACGGGCACGGGTACGAGGTGATCCACGGAACCTCCGTGCGCACAGTCTACCTCGGAACTGTGCGGCCGGTATGCCGCGTTGCGCGCCGGTTGTTGCGGATTCGCACACTTGGCGACCCGTAGCGCACACGTCGCGCGATCGTGACGGTTGGTGCGTTCTTGCGTCGTGACATATCGTGACACCGTGCGCCGTGGACGGCGCGCCACCGGCGGATAGTAGGTGGGTGTGCGGCGGCGATGACGCCCCGCCGACGGAGAAACACCATGCGCACGAAGATTACGGTTGATGCCGGGTACACCGCCGAACATGTCGACTTCGGGGTCACGGACGCAAAGGGCCGCACCATCGGCGCCATGGTTCATCGTTCCGTGCGGACGTTCGCCGAGATCAAGATCGTGGAGGTCGCGGCCGGCGAGGTCGCGCCTGACGGCACGACGAAGCCGTGGCCGCGCAAGATCGACGCCGACACCGGTCGGGAAAACGTGTGCTACTCGACGCAGGAGCCGGGCGCATGGTTTCGGTTCTGCCCGCAGGCGACGCGCGGCTCCGCGTCGTTCGGGGCCTCGCAGTACGACCGCTACTACCGCACCGAAGCCGAGCGGGAGGAGGCGGTCGCCGCGTACCTGCAGGCCGCCCGCGCGCGGGCCGCCAAGACCACGCGCTAACCCCCACGGGCTCACGCCCCGCCCCGCTCGGGTCATGCCGGCGGGGTCGCCGGCTCGCGGCGACGGCTTGTAGCCTCCCGATCTGGCTTGATTCGGCGTGCCTCCGTACGGTGCGGGGGCGCGAAACGTGCTAGAACGCGAAGTAACTAGGCCGTTTGCACCGGCCGTTTGGGGGAGTGATGGAACCAGGGGATCGGGTCGTTTGGTGGAGCGCGTACCAGACCCGCCAGTTCGTGGCGTGCGAGGTGCGCGCGGTGGCGCGCGTCACCCCGGGCGGGAGCCTGCGGCTAACGACGGGCGAGCTGGAGCGGGCCGAGCGCTGGCGCGTCGCCACCCCGGCCGAGGTGGCCGCGTGGGACGCGCACACCGCTGAGCAGGCTGTCGCCGAGAGGGCGGCCCGCCACATGGCGGCCTGCCCGCAGACGCGACCGGGCTTCGGGGTGGGGGTGGAGCCTGCGAAGGTCGTGCGGCCACGCGCGGCGGCTGTGCTCGCGTGGGCGGGGCGGCTCGCCGAGCTCCAGGCGCAGCTCGAGGCGGCGATGAGCGCCGCGGCGGTCGCGCTGGAGGCGTGCCAGCCGACGAAGGGGGCGTGACCTACTGCGGCAGCACGATGTCGTCGTCCCCGATCGGCACGACGCTGCCCGTGGTCGGTGGGGCGGGGCGAATCTCCAGCTCCAGCCGTGCCCGGCAGTGGTCGTCAAGCTCGACCGCGATCACGTCGGCGGCCGCGTCGATCAGTAGGTGTGCCGACACGAGGTGCACGACGTCGCCCGGCCGGATCCATGCGTAGTCGGCCGGGCAGTCGAACACGACCCGTCGCCGGGAGGCGGCGTCACGGGCCGCGCGCCAGAGCAGGGTCAGCGCGGCGCCGTCGCGGTCGGGCACGATGTCGGTGGTCAGGTCCTCCCCGTCGAGCACGCCGAGGCGGGTGGCCGACTGCTCGACCACGAGGGATCCAATCGCGTCGGGGTCCTCCGGGTCCGGCGATGGCCCGATCGTGGTCCGGCGTAGGTATTCGTTCGATGCGGCGTCGAGCGCCCAGCGGATCGTACGCCGATTGCAGCGCTCCCACGGTGGCGCCTGGTACTGCACGGGCCCGACGTGGGCGACGCCCGGCCCCTCCGTGATCGTGGCAACGGTCGCCGTCGAATCCCACCGCCACGGCACGAGGTACAAGCCGTCCGGCCCCACGGCGACGGACACGGGCACGAGCGGCAGCAGGTTGTCCGCCACGTAGTCCCACGGCGACACGGCTTCGTCGGCGTACCCGGCCACCTTCCAGCGATCGAGCATCGGGCGGACCGACGCCAAGCGCGCGCGATCGATCCGGTCGACCGACCGGCCAAGCCACCACTCGATCAGGTGGCCCATCGTGGACAGCTCGGCGCCGTCGATGTCGGACAGCAGCGACCCGCTGTTCTGGTTCCAGCAGATCCAGTAATCCCCGGCTTGCTGGATCGCGAGGACCTCCGCCGAGATATCGACGACGGCGCACAGTTGGCCGAGGCCGTCCGTCTCGTGAGTGACGTCGACGACTTCGGTGGACCAGCCGCCCATCACGGCGTCGTCGCGGTACATGAGGGTGACGTTAGCCGAAACCACCCGGTGCCCGGCAATCAGGAGCTTCGTGGCGATCTCGCCGACCGACGAGTATTCGACGATCAACGCCGGAGATCCAGGCGCGACGATCGCCGTTCCGTCGGCCTCGCGGTAGGATCCGGGACGGCCCCACACGGTCGGGTAGACCCGGCCGTCGTGATCGGGTAGGCGGTCGGGCCACGTGTCGGCCGAGACCACCGCCGAAGGGGCGGGGTGGGTGGCGCGGTCGTCCCAGGGCGCCCATTCGACCGTGAAGGTGACAAGCGAATGCCTGGATCCGTCGGGATTCAGAATCTCGTCGTAGTCGGGCTCGACCACGCGGCCGGCGATCACGACCTCACGCCACGTGCGATCGATGCCTACGCGGTGCATCGACAGTTCGGCGGTCGCGGCCGACAAGTCGTGACCAAGCGCGATCAGCGCCGCCACCGACTCCGGCCAAACGACCTCGATCTGCGCGGTCGGTGGGGACGGCGACGTCGATAGCGGCTCTGCCTCGAGGCGCACGCGAAGGCCGGCGAGGCCGGCAAGGTAGGTGCGCGTGCTGGATCCGTCGGTAACCTCCATCGTTTCCGACGCGAACCGCCAGATACGGCCCGCAAAGGTCAGATCCAGAAGCCACGCTAACCGTTCGCCGGGTTCGGGTCGGAGCCTCACACCTCCTCCCGAATCGTCAGGGCGGCGACGCGCACAAGCTCCGTGTCAAGCTCTTCGCCGAGCACGTTCTCGACGCGCACCGGCCCCTCCAGGCGCCCATAGAGGTGCTGGCCCCGGCGATTCAGCAAGACCGCCACGTCGGACGCACCGCCCTTCGCGAGCCGCGGGAGGTAGACGATGTGGCCCGCGGCGCCGGACTGCGCGCGGTGGATCCCCTCCAGCACGGTCGGGGTGGTGCCGACGAGCGCGGCGGCAAGCGCGCCCGACGCGGCCGACGCTAGGAGGTAGTCAGGGTCGGCCTCCCCGCCCGGATCCACGGCGGCGCTCGTCTCCACTCCGTCGACCCACCCGACCTCGACCAGGCGGCGGGGGACCGCCCGAACGCGCGACGTCGACGTGCCGTCCGCCTGCTCGATGATCTCGGTGGCGGTGTCGGTTTCGACGACGCGGCCCCAAGAGTAGTCCTCGGGCATGAGCACGACCGGGCCGACGACGAGGCTACCGAGCTCGTGGATCCCGCCCGGCGGTCGCGGGATCGTCGAGCTCGGGACCGGGACCCGGAGCCGGATCCCGGAGTACACCACGCCGGCAAGGTGCAGCACGATCACGGCGTCGCGCGGGATGACGTGCAGAGTGCCCGACGTCGGATCGATGGACGCGGCATCGACGCGGAGCACGGGCCGGCGCGTCGTGGCGTTGGTCCACTTGCCCTCCGTATTCGACAGGATCTCCCACGAGTAATGGCCGGCGGAGTAGGTCCAGGCGTACGCTCCGCGAACCTCCTCGCGTACGAGCGTGGGCGAATCGGTAGGCGCGCTTGCCGACGGACGGACGGCGTTACCGTCGCGAGCGAACGGCAACGCCTCCATCCCATCGTACAGGTTGACCGTCGCCAGCGTGATCCACGCGGAGGTTCCGGCGTCGTACCCGGCGATCTCGACGCGGCCGATGGTGGATCCGAACAGGCCGATCGCGATCGTGTCGCACCCAAGGGAGGCGTCGCCGATCTCGGACCAACGGACCGCGATGTCGGCTTGCGTCGCCGAGTCCCAGCGAGCGAGCACGCGTGGGCTCGGTTGTCCGTTGTGTGGCAGGATCCGGGTCAGTGGGTAGTCGTCGGACGCCTCGACAGACCACAGGTCACCGCGCACGGTCGGCCCGTCCGTCGCCGAGAGGACGAGTCCACCGTCTACGTAGGTGCCGCCCGGCGAAAACTCCCGCGCGCCGAGGTCGTCCGGGTTGGTTTGGCCGGAACAAAGCCGCGTCTTGCCCGCGTAGATGTCGCTCACGTCCAAGAACCGATGCCATACGGACGTGCTGGCCGACGCCGCGAGGTGGCCCCACGTGATCGTGTTGGCGCCGGCCGCGCCCGCGTTGTCGGCCAACGCATCGGACGAAGCGCCTAGGATCCAGAACCGATCGGCGGGGTGCGTGGCGTCGGCGTCCCGGTACCACACGCGCACAGCGCCGTTGCCGTCGGCGTCCTTGCCAAGTGCCACGCGGATGTCGACGCGGCCGGACAGCGACACGGTGGCGATCGTAACGGCGGCGGTGGCGTCGGCGACGCGAAAGCCGGTCGCCGTGTGCCGGATCACGACGACCCAGCCTTCTACGCCGTCGTCGACGCGCACGAGGCACGCGACCTGGTTCGTCGACAGCGACCCGCCGGAAGTCACCTGAACCGAGTATTCGGCAATGATCCCGTGATCTACGCTGCTGGTCGGCGCGCGGGTGTAGGACCGCGTCTGCGCGATCGTCGTCGTGACCGTCAGCGCACCGCTCGCGAGCGCATCCGATCCGGCGCCTGCCGCCGTCCAGTAGGTGTCGCCGGGCTCGTCGAACGGGAGCCACGTGCGCTCCCAGGACACGCGCTCGTCCTGCCGGGCGAACCGGGTGTAACCGGGAAGCGTGTGCGTCGAGTAGCCCCCGAGGTAGATCGCGATCAGCGACGGATCCGCCGTGCCGGGGTTGGCCGCGAACGTGCCGACCATCACAATCCGGCCCTGGCTGGGGCAAACGCTGAACGCGGTAGGGTAGGTTGCAGCGTCATTCGACGCCCACCACGTGGTGAGCCCGGCGGTGGACGAGCCCTGGCCGACGCCGGACCAGGTCACGCCCCCATCGGTGGAGCGGACCAGGATCCCCTCACCCGTGACGGTCGGTTGCCGGCCGAAGGCAAAGATCGCTCCCGTCTCGTCGACGCAGGCCCCGAGGTCGCCGAGCACGAGCACCTTGCTGGCGACCGTAGCCCACGCCTCCGTGCTTGACGCGACGTCGTAGGCGGTGGCAACCTCCAGATCGTACGACGCGGACGACACGATCCGCGCGCGAGGCTTGCGGTCGATCGCCGTCAGGTAGAGCACGACGAAGCCGGATCCGGCGGCGAGCACTTCGGGGAGCATCCCGCCCGAATCGGCTACGTCGTCGGTCGACCACGCTCCGTTGACGAGTTTGAAGCTCACTCCGTCGTCGGTGCTGTGCCATTGCGCCAACGTGTCGAGGTAGTCCAGATCGGTGTCACGGGCCTGCAGGTGGGCTACGAGCAGGACCTGCCCGTTGGCGTAGGCGCACCGCAGGCGGCCGAGGATGTAGCCACCGAGGCCGGCGCCGGTGGTGCTCGCGTAGGCTACATCGTCGGCCAGGCAGTACGACTGACCGAGCGCCCACGTCGCGCCGTCGTCGTCACTGTACCACATGCGCACATTGCCGAGTCCGGTAGTGGCGGTCACCGGATCGAACACCCAGTGGTAGAGGTGCAGCCGCCCGCTCGGCAAGCGAAGCAGGCACGGGTTGAAGGCCTGCGACGCCGGCAACGCAAACGAAGTCGAGTAGACTGTGACGGTCGACCACGTGTCGGCGGTCGGCGAGCGCACCGACACCTCGATGCCGTCGTCGGCGGGCGTGCGGCCGCTGTCGTCAGTCTGGTACGCGGTGACGACGGTGCCGTCGGCGAGCGAGATCGCGTGAGGCTGGGCGGTCGACACGAGCGTGCCGGACGGCGCGACGCGGACGGCCTCGTACCCGCTGATTGTGCCGGGTGGCTCCCAGCCTCGGTATTCGTCGGTGTCGTCCGTGCTGTTGCGCCAAACGTACGTGGCGCCGTCGATTTCTGGCAGGCCGCCGCGGAGCGTCAGGATCCGAAGGTGGGCGCCCTCGGCTTGCTCGCCGGAGCTCGTCAGCGTCAGGCCGGTGACCTGATCCGGGTCCGGCACGCCGGGACGGGGCGACGTCTGCACGAGCGTCGTCTCGGCGTCCCACAGGGCGACGCCAGCATCGTTAGCCAGCAACGCCCGGTATACCGCTCGCGATTGGTCGGACGCCATCAGCGCCTCCGGGTGGATCGGCCGACCCGATCCCCGCCAGCAATAGCCCGGTGCAGGGCGCCGCGACGGGTGTAGGCTTCGGCGGCGACCTGATCCATCACGCGGTGGCGCAGCATCAACGACACGGCGCCTCCGGATCCGCCCGACGACTCACCGCGGTTCGCGGCGTTGACGCCTGCTTCCCCTCCGACCGCGCGCACGCCCGCGGCCGTCAGAACGGCCTCGTTCCGGCGTGCGCGGATCGCTACCTCATCGGGCGCGCTGGATCCGCTGGCGCCGATCATGCCGCCCGTGTGGAACGTGGGCAGGGGCGCAGCGGCGGCGGTCGCGAGTTGTACGGCGCCCAACGCCGACATCGCCACGATGCCAGGAATGTTCAGGGGCGGGGGCGCGCTTGCGGCGGCCTTCGTGACCGCGGCTGCAGTGTTGACCGTGATCTCCAGAATCCCGGCCGCTTTCGCCATCTTGGCGCGGCTCATGGCAGCGTCGCGCGCCGCCTGCAACTCTGCCTCCGTCGCCGTGCCGGTGGCCTCCAGGGCGGCGAGGGCGCTGGCGGCGGCGTCAGCGCTCGACTGCCCAGCGAGCGAGACGAGCGCCCCGAACGACCCGGCCACCGTGGCGCCCGTGTCCTGCCACGCGGCGCGTAGCGTGGCGGCGTCGCGCTGTGCCTGCGCGGTCATCTGCTCGCCTGCGCGCTGCGACGCCTCCAGCGCCCGGTTAGACGCCTCCGCCTGCGTCGCGAGGGCATCGGCCATCGCCGAGGTGGACGCGTCTACGGCGGCGGCCTTGGCCAGCTCCGCCTGCTCGACCGCCTCCGCGCCACCCCCGGCCGTCGCCGTGAGGGCGTCGATCTGGGCGATCTGCTCCACGAGTTGCAACGTGATCCGGTGCATGGGGTCGGCGGCGGCGATGGTGCTCGCCGTCGCCATCGCTTGGATCCGGTCGAGGGCGGCGAGCTGCGCCGCTTCCTCGCGAGCGGCATCGGCGGCGCGCCGTGCCGCTTCGGCCTTGGCCTCCTTGGCGGCCCTTGCCCGTTCGTCGTTCTCGGCGTCGACGTCGACCAGCAGGCCCAACGCGATCAGTTGCTGGCGTTCCTGCTCGAGCGCGGCCTCGACGTCCTCGGCAGACTTGGCAAGATCGGTGTTTGCCGCGGCGAGATCGCGGCCGGCCTTCGTGTTCGCGACCGCCCTCGGCAACACCTCATCGAGCGCATCGGCCATGTTGAGCAGTGGCACAATGCCGAACGACACGGCATCGTGAAACATGTTCGATTGGTTACCGGCCTCGATCATGACCTCTGCGAACGCGATAGCGACCGATACACCTCGGCTAAGGCTACCGGTGAGGCGGCCAACCGTCTCGCCGGCCGCCACGACTTGCGGAACGAACGTGTTGAGTGTCCCCAGCAAGTCGCCGACGCCATCAGCGGATGCGGCCGCAAACGCCTGCTTGGCCTGCAGGGCCGCCGCCGTGAGCGAATCGATCGACGTCTGGGCCTCGGAGATCGACGCGAGTTGCGTGGCGGTGACCGCCGACGTCGCGCCGAGCTCCGCAAGTGCGGCCTCCGTCGCCGCGAAGTCGCGGATGCTCGACACCGCGGCGCCGATCGCTGCGCTTGCGCCCGCGGCGGCTCCACCGATCAGCAGCATCGAGGCGGCAGCGGCGCCGGCCACGGGACCGAGCGCAGCGATCCCCTTGCCGACGTCCGCCACGTCGCCGACGATTCCGCCGAACACCTTCTCCGCGCCGGTCCTGATGTCGCCTAGCCCGGCCTTCCACGAGGCTGCGGATCCAGCGGCGGCGCCCTTGGCCGCGCGCTCGGCTGCCTTGATCTCCCGCGACAGTTGGCCGGCCATCGCCTTGGCCTCGACACCGGTAATGCCGGGGATCTTCGCCATCTCCTCGCGGAACTTGTCGAGGCGCGCCACGACGTCGAGGCCGATCGTTTCACCCACGGGTTACCTCCGTGATGATTGCGCGCTTGAGCTCGGGTAGCGCCGCCTTGACCCGCGCCTTCATCGGGCCGGAGACCAGGTGCGGAACGAGGAACTTGGGCGTTCCCTGCGCCGCTTTCGGATTCGGCTCATACGCGATCCCCATCCTGCCAACGGGCATCCCTGCGCGCTTGCGGCGACCCCACTCCTCGTTGCTGACCTCGACCTCGAGCAGCGCGGTGGATCGGGGCTGGCGCACGTACAGCGGTACGGGCTTGCCGCCTGCGCGGCGCGTGTCGGTGGATCCGACGCTGACCCGGACCTCTGATTCGGAGATCGTCACGGTGACGCCGATATCGCCGGATCGGCCCGTGCGGCGCGTGACGAGGCCGTACCACTGGCGCTCTGCGTCGGTCGCCACGTCGGACGCGATCGCCTCCAGGCGACTCACAAGGCCCCGGCTGGCGGCGTCTGCGGCACGTCGGTACAGGTCGGCGATCGTGCCGCTGACCTCGATCGTGACGTCGCCGTCGCGGTAGCGGGTGACGCTCACAGGCTGCCCGCGCGAGCGGCGGCGGCGGCCTTGGCGAGCTCGCGCAGGTCGGGCGGCGGCTTGGAGGCCTGCCCGGACTCGGCGCGATAGAGTGCCAGGATCATGATCTGCCGCTCCCTGTCGAGCCCGTAATACCACATCGGATCCTGCGCGACCGTCAAGCCTAGTCGGATCGCCCACCGGTCAAGGGCGCCTCGCTTGCCCCCAAAGGGCCGGCGGCCTCTGCGACCTCCGGTTCGCGCGGGGACAGGTGCTCGACCATCAGCGGCAGGATCCGGTTGCCGGCTTCCGCGATGGCCGTGCGCGACACGCCGAGCCCGATCAGCCACGAGTAGACGTCGCCGCCGTACCGCATCAGGTCGTAGTCGGGGCCGTACTTCGCGGGGGCGTGGCGCTGGATCCGCGTCGCGAGCGCGATCGCCGCGGCCTGGACGCGGAGCAGGCGCACCCCGCCCGCATCGAGCGCGGGCGCCCACGCGGTCGCGCAGTCGTCGCGCGCCGCGAAGTTGGGCAGGATCACGGTGTGCGACGGGCCGACGCCGGGGACGTCGAGGCTGATCGTGGGCGGTGGCGCCGGGGTGCTCATCGGATCACGCGATCGTCAGGTAGTCGGTGGAGAGCGCGTGCGCGGTACCCTTGATCGAGAACTTGCCGGGGATCCCCTCGGCAAAGTCCACCTCAAACGAGCAGTACTTGAGCGTGATCGAACTGTCGCCGGTCGCGCCGAAGTTGCTCCGCTCACCGGTCCACGCGAGTTGGAGCAGGTACGCCCCACCCAGCGCGGCGCTCGCCTTGCTGACCGCCGACGCCCACACCCCGAGCTTCAGCAGCGCGTCGCCCGGCAGCGCGGTCGTGCCGTCGCCGATGATGCCGGTTGCATGGCACGTGAACGTGAAAGGAATGGACATACGCTCGACTTCGCGCACAGAGTACGGGATGCCGCGAGTCTTGAACTCTTCCTTGCGGAGTTGCCCAGACATCAGGCCCTGCACTTGCAGGTCGCCGTCCTCGTACAGAATCGTCAGAGACAGCGGGGTGCCGGTCCCGTCGGTGATGGCGATCGCGCCGTCCTTGGGAACGAGCGGGTTGGCGGAAACGGACATACACCCTCCTTAGTTGGGCGCAACGTGCTGGACGTCAAACGCCAGTCGGATCTCGTACCACATGGGATCCGGCGTAACCCGGACGTCTTGCGCCTTCCACCGGATCGAGCAGTCGCCGGGGTACGACGCCGACACGGCGCACACCGCGACGCGCACGGTGGACGCGGCGTCGAGCGCGGCGTCGTACGCCGTGACCTGGTCTTTCGGAGTGGCGCGCCAGAACAGCACTACGACGAGCCGGGTCAGCGTGAGCGCGCCGACGCCGGGTCGCTGGCGATCCCGGAGGTCGGCCGCCGCCGGGACGCCGACCGCGAAGCCGCCGTGCAGCACGGAGGCGGGCTCGGCTTGCACGAGGTCGTAGGCGCGAGCCAACTCCTGATAGGGAACGCCCAACGCCGTGATCTTGGCGGCTACCGCCTGACGGATCGCGCTGGCGGCTACCGTCCCCATGGGGACCGCAGGGGCGGGGTTGTCGACTCCGCGAAGAACGTGGTGGCGTGCGCAGGGCGCCGGACCTCACCGCCGGTGCCGTCCTCGTCGCGGTCGTAGACCACCGACAGACCGTCGAACGCCTTGCGCGCGAGGTCCTCGTATTCGGCTTGCAGGTCGGCCCACTTGGCCTCTTGGCCGCCGACCCGAAAGTCTCGCATGATGATGACCAACGCCCGGAACATGTGAACGCGCCGCAGGTCCTCCGACGACAGGATCCGGTGCGGCAGGTTGCCCTGCTGGCGGAGGTCGTCGGTCAGATCCGCCCACGCTTCGTCAAGCTGCGCTTGGTAGCTCGCGAGCGACGCGGGGCGCTGGCTGGCGAGGTCGCTGTGACGACGGATCAGGTCCAGATCGGTCACGACCGGGTAGAGTTGGCTCCGGCACACGGCGCCGGAGCGGCGGAACCGGTGCGACGTACCGGCCACAACCAACGACCACTCGACCGAGTAGCCCTCCCGGTACGGCTCGTCGGCGAGCACCGAGGATCCGATCGAGTACTGCGCGACGGATCCGGTGACGGTGACGGCCTGTGCGTCGACGAGCGCCGTTCCGTCGGGCCGCAGCACGGTCAGCGTCGAGCCCGACTGCGTGGGGGCGACAACGGCGCCGTCTCGGTACAGGGGGCACGTAACGAGGTTCGCCCGGCCCTTCACAAGTGTTTCGGGGCCGGAAAACCGGGCTGCATAGATCGTGTCGGCAGCGGCCACCGGTCACCCCGAAGCGCAGATCAGACCGCGCTTTCCGAGACGTTGAGCACGACAAGCGCCGCGTCGTTGTCGGCGTGCGACGCCGACCACTGACCGGTCACTTCGAGCAGGACGGGGACCTGCGGATCCAGATCCAGCGACGTGATCTTGCTCGACCAGACCTTGACGGCGGTACCGACCGCATCCGGATCGTTGTACGTCCCGAAGCACTCGATCACGCTGGCGCCGTCGACGTCGCGCACGACCAGGGTGCCCTCGATGCGGCACACATCGTTGTCGGCCTGGTCGACCGCGGCGGTCTCCAGGATCGGGGTACCGGTGAGCGTGGTCGGGCCGAGACGGACGCGCACCGTGAGGGTGTCGGTGCTGTTGCTGTCCGTGGTACGGGTCAGCGCCTCGAACTTGATCACCTTGCCGGCCTGCAGGGCACCGATCGGGAACGTGCGCGAGCCGAGCACGACCTCGGAAATCCCGGCGGGGGTGATGGTGCCGTCGGCAACCTGTACGGCGAGAACGTTGTGCATGGTCACTCCTTGCGTTTCGTGAGGGCGGCCAACTTGGCGCCGAACAGGTCGGCGGCGGCTTTGGCGCTGGCGGATCCGGTACGGTTGGCGCGGCGGCGCTGACCCGACGTCAGGCGCGAGCGGAGCGCCGCAAGGGCCGGCGCCGAGGGGCCATCGAGCACGGACCCGATCAGCGCGTGGCGCCACCGGTTCCACCCGTCGTCGTCGTAGTCGAGCAGTACACGCGTCCCGACCACGATCGGGCGCTGCCAGACGGGCATGTGCACGTCACCGGCCGTGCCGTCGTACCCGACGCAGTAGTCGGCGAAGTCCTCGCCGAACGCCTTGCCGCCGGTGGTGCGCGGGACCTGGATCCACCCAAGGCGACCGCGGGAGGCCAGCGCTTCGGTGGGGTCGCCGACTGCCGAGCGGCGCAGCGGGATGACGCCCGATCGCCCGCCGCGGAACTGGAACGCCCGCAGCGACGGGACCAGCAAGGCCTCGGCGCCGACCATCGCCACGTCCCACGAATGAGGATGCGCCAAGAACACGAACGGGGGCGACGGATCCATCGGGACGAGCGCGCCCGCGGCCGCCGCCGGAACGGAGGCGGCGGGCTTGGCCCGAGGCGGGCCGGAGCCGCCGACGAGCGCGCTGGTAGTGGCTGCGGGCTTCGCCATGATCAGGCCGCCAACGCCGTGATCTTGGTGCCGCGCGCGTCTTCGATCTCGATCGTGCCGAGCATGTACCACCCCAGCACGGAGGTCGTGCCGTCGTCGCCGCGGATCGCCTCGACCAGCAGCGGGCCGACGTGGAGCAGAACGATCGTGCCGGGCTGCGGCACGAGGTCCTGCTCGGCGTAGCCGATCGCGCCGACCCCGAACATCATGCTCACGCGGTCGGATCCGCTCGCGGGCATGAGCGACGAGGTGTAGATCTCGATGCCGTCGTACATGCCCTTGTAGCCGCGGCCCTTGAGCACCTGCATCTCGGCGGCGGCCGGCTGCCACTGGGTGAGGCCGTTCCGTCCTTCGAGGTCGATCATCCACTCCGAGAAGTGGTGATCGTACAGGACGGCGAGGTACGGACCCGGCACGCCTGCGTCGTTGAGGGTCTGCTTCGCCGCCATGAACATGTCATGGTCGAACGCCGCACCCGACGCGCCGGACTCCGTGGAGAAGTCGGCGGCATGCGACGCGATCTCCTCGGTGAACGTCATGGACGCCGACATCGCGATGGACTGCGCGAGGCGCACCGCGTTGAAGGATCCGGTCGGATCCACCGCGGCAAGCTCGTCCGACACGGCGTGCCGGAGCCCCTTCTTGGCGATCGTGACCGTGCGCTTGGCCGAGCTGATCGCCGTCTCCGAGAGGCCCGTCGCTTCGGCCGCGTCGGTCATCCGCTGGATCCCGTCGAGGCCGAGCAGCGGCATCGTGCCGGACAGCGAGCCGGACCCGGGCGCACCGAGGCCGGTCAGCGGGCCCACGTTGAGCAGCGCCGGATGGCCGCGCAGCGAGGCGCGGTCGCCAAGCACGAGCAGCGCGGTCTTGCTGGCGATCGCCGTGGCGAGGGTATCGGATCCTGGGGTCGCGGTGGTGACAGCGGGCATTAGCCCTCCTTCTTGGCGTACGCGGCGATGAAGCCGGCGTCAACGATGTTGGGGTGCGCGGCTTGGATCGCCGGGAGGTTCGCCCGGAACTCTGCGGCGGTCATCTGGGCGATCGACTCCGCAGTGAAGACTGGCGCGGCGGCGGGGCCGCTGCCGGCGACGGTCGTGGATCCGGTCTTGGCGGTCGTGGATCCGGTCGCGCCCGCGCCCGCGCCCGACCCCGCGGCACCAGCGGTGCCGGATCCGGAGCCGCCGCCGGTTGCCGACTTCGGGAGCCACGGCGCCAGATGCGGCGCCGTCTCCGCGGTGAGCCCGCCGATCCACGCGTCGAACGCGGGGGCCTTGTCGCCTGCGGCCTGCGCAGCTTCGGCGTATTCCGCCTCGAACCAGCCGCGAACCTTCGGATCCGCGATGCCGGCCTTGTCGAGCACGGCGCCACGGGTGGCCGCCGTGCGAACGGCCTCGACCTCGGTAGCGTGTGCGGCCTTCGCGGCGGTCAACGCCGCGGTTGCGGCGACGGACTGCTCGCGGAACGCGTCGCGCTCACGCTCGGCTTTCGCCAGGGCGGCCGCCGCGGCGCGCAGGGTCTTGAGCTCTGCCTCGTCTACTTCGGGCATGGATCCTCTCGCTGGATCAGATTGCACGGTTGCGGCGGTGGCGTCAAGGGGCCGACGCCGGAAGGGTGACGACGGGCGCCGGGGTGGTGCCGGCGGTTACTCGAAACTCGGCGTTATCGGCGGCGATTCGCCGGAGTGCGGCGCGGGCCTCCTCCTCGGTGGATCCGGGGTGCTCGATCAGGTACGCGTCGACGGTCGACATCCGCCCAGCGGCGATCAGCTCGCCGTGGTGCGCGCGCATCGCCTCCGCTTCGTCGCGCGCCAGCGGCACGCTCGCGTAGTCGATCCGGTAGCCCTGCTCGGGGATCGCGGTCATGCCGGCCGCACCGTTCGTGATCGCGGCGATGCGCTCGATAAGGCCGAGATCGGCGACACGCAGGGATGGAGTGTACTTCTGCTGCGCTCGCCGCTTGTCGTCGCGGCTGATCGTGAGGGCCGCCGCCGACCACGGGTTGCTGCTCGACTGAATCAACTGCGCGGCGGACAAGCCGAGGCCGTCGAAGTCGGCAACCGACCGCTCGACCATCGCTACGGTCCGCGCCAGCGCTTCGGGGTCGGTCGGGTGCAGTTGCGTGAATGTGCCGGGTGTACCTGGCTCGATGTGCTCAAAGTGGTTGACCGCGACCGGATCCGAAACGACTTCGGCGCGTGCCTGTCCGTCGGGACCTTCGCGCGGCACGGATCCGACCGGCACGAGGCCGACGGCGATGTTTCGCGGCCACGAAGCACGGTAGATGACGTGACCCAGGAAGGTGTACGACGCGCCGGTGTCGAGCGTGCCCTCGACCACCTCCTCGCCTTCGGTCGGGTCGAACAGGCGGCCGCGCATCCGTGCGTGGTACAGGACGCCAGGAAGGAACGGCGTTCCTGCTCGATCGCCCTCGGTCCACCGCCACGGGTAGGACCCGGCGGCGGGGCCGAGCACGGCGGCCGTGTAGTCCGACGGCGCCGTCGGAGCGGCCTCGATAAAGCGCCACGAGGGCGCGGCTGGATCCGCGATCGACAGGATCTCCCAGACCCAGCGGTATCCGAGGGCGGGGACGTGGATCCACCGCAGCTCGCGGACTTCGACCGGGACGTTGGGGTCGGCCGGGTGCGGGGTGGCCTCGATGCAGTCGGGGGTCACGGCGCGCACGACGGGCCGACCGAGCTCCGCGGACCAGTCGAGGCGCATCCACATCTCGCGCAGGCCGATCAGGTCGGACTGCACCGACTGCATCAGCGGCCACAGGCCCATCGCGTCGAGCACGCCGCCCGGATCCAGCAGCAGCGGGACCGGCCCGGCCGGATGACGGACCATCGGGGGCCGGTCGTAGTTGACGGCGAGCTCCGTGCACAGCCGGCGAAACGGGTTGCGCGCCATCGAGACGCGCCCCATGACTGCGCGGCGCGTCGGGCCGAAGTGCTCCTGAACGCGGGCGTCCAGGTCGGCGCGCCAGCCGCCGGACAGCAGACGACGGCGCAGGCGCGCGACATCCCAGCGCACGACGGTGCGCGGATCCGACGAGGCGGGCGGCGATTCGGGGGCGTGGATCAGG